TGCCCCTTAAGTTTCTTTATTAACGCCTGATTATAGATGATATTCTGCCCATTAAACTGGAGAGGAAAGAATATTTTGAGCTCTTGCTCAACTTTTTTTTTACAGAATCAGCATTATGATCAAGCTCCTTTTTGCTCATCCCTATGTTTTGCAGGACCTCCAAAGTATTCTGCAGTCCGGATGTAGTGATATCATTTACCTCCACACCATTAACACTCTTTACCATAGCAGCCAAAGCCAAGCCCTTAGGCTCTAACTCTGCCTGACTATATGAGTAGGCTAACCGGGCATTGCTCAACTCCCTGACTGCTTTATCAGATTCCTTTGCCTGAATAAATCCCATAGCTCTGTCTATCCTTTTGATGACATCAGCCATAGAATTGCCTACCTCATTAGCTCTCATCATTTCTTTATTAAATTTCATGTATCTCCTGTGAGGCATCTCCTCTATAGAGTCATAAAACTTAACCTCTGTCTTTTTCTTTTTGAATATTATCATTTCTTTAGGATGTTGGATAGTGCTGCAGACATTGGACCGTATAAAAGTATCAGATGATTCTGATGGTGCAGAGCTAAGATTATAGCTAGTGCAGTAGCTGTATGTGATTCCATGCAGAAATCACAATTAGTCAACTTGTCTATTATTTTATATTTGAACTTGTTATATAGTCTTACTGGTATGCTTTGTTTGTACATGATACACATAAGCCACCAAAAAACCAAAAAAAAGATTATAAACTCTGTTAAAAATGTCATTCCTCTGATGGTGTTGGACTGTCAGGGAACCAATCTGAGCCTATCCATTGAATCAAATTCTTTTCCTCCTGTGTTAATATTGACATGATAACATCATAATACTTTTTATTTTCTGATATTATTAATGCATATTTTGAACCATTAGGATACTCAATCAAATTAGCATACTTAACAGCATTATAAACTAATATACTATCCTCTAAAGCATTGCACAGCTTAATACAGATGTCATTAAGCAACTGACTGCCTGTGTCTACTAATCCTATCATACTATTGCGTATTTATTTTTTAAATAGTTCTCTACTATTATTATTTCAGCATCAGATATCAAATTTTCGTAAATTATGATTTCGTATATTTCTCCCTCAAAAGTTTGTGCAGAATTAAAAAATTGACCTATAATGTTATAATTGTTACCAAGTGATTGTGATCCCGAACTTGTATTAACTAACACACCATCTCTTTTTGCCTCTAAATTTGTGTTTGTTTTTTTTGTTGTCAATAGAGTACCATTTGCTCCGCTTACTCCAAAACTTGTAACAAGGCTTGGAGTAGCCATGTTTATTGTATAAGTATTCGTTACAAAACCTGCAAATGTATCTACAGCCAATAAAGACATAAAGAGAGATCCAGCAATTCCATGTGATATCACACCTAAAGTGATAATATTTGCAAGCTGCCCCCCTGTTGCTGGAGCATTTTTCTTACACACAACAAAGATAACACCCTCATTTGCAACAAAAAAGCTTGCTGACTTTGCTAAAAAATTAGGACTGGTAAAAGACAAACCCGGCTTGCTATTTAGCCCGGAATCTATAAAAGTGGGCTGATTAACAAAAACACCCTGCACAAAATCATTGCTTTTACCCGACTGGTCCTGCCATAAAGAGACAGGATCCCCATTAGAAACAATCCCCCCATTAACTCCAGCATCTCCCTTTAGCCATAGTGACATGCCCACCAAAGGAGGATCCGGAATAGGAACTATCAACGGAGTAGGACATGTCTCAGGTAGTTTTATTGTACAGTTGAATCTAAAGTGAGATAGTGGAGCTTTCTCTAACTGCGTAGCATCTGCTAAATCAAACTCACTGTACACATTATCAAACTGAAAATCTACAGATGTGATGCTTAGCTGATAGGCTGAGCCCAATAAATCCCTTGTCAATACATCCCGGACCTGAGACACTAATATCTGCTGAAAGATTTCTGTCTGCAGGAGAGCATCATTGATAAGCTCCATGTTTACAGAGAATATAATAGCAGTATCATAGCTTAGGTAGGAATACATGCCCGGCTGAAACTGTGAGATAGTCTCCTTTACGACATAAAAAAAGCATTGCCCCTGCTTATCATTGTCAGGAGAAAGGTTGATGTATCTGTGTGAATTGTTCTGCTCTCCCAGGTACGCCTCAGGATAAAATACTGTAGTACCATTGCGAGCATCTAAGTTCTTATAAGTTCTACCATAGCCATTAGTCAACCATGTCAATCCTGTCTCTAAATGTGCCTTAATATCCAATATAGCGGCATCAATTTCCACTGCATTGGTAGGTACAGGCATGTTAGGATTTTGCAATAATATCATCAAAGTTCTTTTTAATGGTTGGTATAGTATAATTCTCTAAAAACTTAGTCCAATTCTCTTCATCAAGTCCCAAAATATCAGCATACTTATCAACTAAATATACAGAATAGCTAATGATTGTCCTAATTACTGCATCATTTTTCCCTGCAATAATCTCTAAGGAGTTGTAAAATGCTCCCGTATCAAATAGAGTTACCCTGTCTGTGGGCTGTAATTTCTTTCTCTTTATCTTTATGGTAGAATCTGCATAGGCAGGTTTTATGTCTATACCTTTGGAGGTAATCCCCTGGTACATCTGCTCTTGTGTCTGCAGCTCTTTAATTATTTGTTTGTTCTGGTCTATGGACTCCTGTATAGAGCCATTAACAGCATCTTGTATCTCTGATATTGTCCTCTTCAGGTCATTTAATATGCTGTCATCAAATCCCATTATACTGCTCCATATGATGCACCCTTTCGAGCGCATGGTACACATGTACCGTTCATGTTTGCCTGATCCAAATTAGTAGCCTTTACTGCTCGCTCCACCTGAGCCCAGAAAGGCACCTGTCTTGTATCACTATCTCCCTCAAGGTCCCGGATGATATTTATCTGTACATTCTGCTCAATGGCAGATACCTGGCTACTTGCTTTCATCATCTCAAGGACTTTGAGAGCAACTATTTTGCCTAAAGCATTGGTCATTGTAGCTCTGTTATCTATCCAAAATTGAGTAAGATTACACTTGATAGAGATGTTAAAATTAAATCCATAGTTATTATCATAGGTATAAATCATATCATCAGTATCAAACATAGTACCCACTGCAGGGACTTTTGTTGAATCAATATAGAAAGGAGACATCTGCACAAATCTTGCAACAGAATTATATTTTGTGCTCCTTACTCCTCTGTCACATGTTCTGCAGTATCCGTTTTTCCAATTTAAAGAATCATACTGAATTGCTTGTCCAATCAGGTCATCCTGATAATAGCCAATATACCATACTCCTCCGGATGTATCACCACCATCAGAATAATCAAGGATGACATTTTCAGATAACCATGTGAATGAGTTTGCAGAGGTAGAGGTAAAAGTAAAGGTAGATACCACAGACTCCTGCAGAGAGTTGTATAAATATAGAGTTAATGTAGGCTGTGCTGCAGTAAGATACAGACCTATTCTGTGAATCATCGCCCTAAGCCCTATTGATGGCTCCATGTAGAATTCTACTCCTACAAATCTGCTCTCATTAATTATTGGCTTATTTTTTAAGACATTATCATAGATAAGATTGTTCCTTGCAAGGTCCATGCCTGCATTATTCAGCTTCTTTTGTACTACTAATTTCTCAAGTAGTTGGTTAAGTGCTGAGGTCTCTATATCATCTAAGAACGTCTCAAGTGCATAGTTAGATGGCAATAAAGCTTGTATGTAATCAAGTCTTACAGATGGATGATAGTCTTGGTAGTACTGTCCCGATTCTGTACCCGTTAAGGATACAGGCAAGGCTGGTATCTCTGTCAGATCCCAATGGTCTTTCCATCCTATCACTTTCTTTAATTCTGCAATAACTCGATTATCAAACATAGCTAATTATTATAAAAGAGAGGCAGCATGGACATACTGCCCCTCTGAAACATTCAAAAAAAAGAGAAAGGATTATGGTAAGTAATCGAATTTCTTGATACCTCCATTTGTGCCTGTGTTGTAAGGAGTTACAATTGCAACATTAATACCCATTTGAATATTTCTAACAAGAGCATTTGTATCTTCAACATTGCCTGTTATAAGTGCAACATCATCACATGACTCCTTAACCATCATTGACATGTCAAGTCCCATCAAATCAGAGTGCTCTACTGACCAACGGACTCCATCAATTGACTGTCTGTTAGCCTGAGCATCAGGAGAAACTTTTGCAACAATACCAACTGAGCCTGCAGGCATAATGTATCCTGTAGATACTGCAGCTGCAGATGTAGCAGTAGTGTTTGAGTAACCAAATGTGTATCCGTTAAATTGAAACGCAGAATTAACTGAGTTGCCGGATCCTTGATTTGTATATTGTGAAACAAAAGAGGCAAGCTGTGCATCTCCTATTACATCCAAACCATTGCGACTGAAATCATCAGACTGCATGATAGACTTTGCATCATTCAAAAAGAATGGTACATCTACTGCAGCAACTTGTAGGGCATCAGCTAAAAGTGGATACTTAGCAAGTGCACCAACAAATGCAGAGTTGTAAGTAGTAGCTTTAGCAGCATCAATTGCAGCAAGTATCTGAGTTTCCAAAAAGTCAGCAAGACCCTCCTCAGCATCTTTGTACTGTCTCATGAAATCCTGAGCCTCAGTAACGATATCAGACTGGTCTGTAAGTCTTGGAATAATTCTGAATCCTGTGTGAGCTTTTACAAAGGTAATGTTTACCAGTGCAGCTGTAGCATCCTTATTCGGAAAAGTACAGGTCATGGTACCAACTGTGGCAGCAGTAACATTCTTACTGAATACAGGAACCTGTGTAGCTGGAGCGCCCCATGATTGAGAGATAACTCCTTGATTAACTCCTGTAAGGATTCCGGATGTGCCTCTAAGAGCAGCATCAATAAAACCATATTCCTGCTGTCTCAGCTCTTGCCTATCAAGTTGTGAGGGATAGGTACCTCTTGCGTTTTGCTTTTTTAAATTTACTATTGACATTATATTAATGTTTGTTGGTTAGTATTCTCTGAGGTTTTTTACATTGTACCTTTCGAAAGCTTCCCAGTATAATTTGTTGTAATCTTCTCCCTTTGGAATCCCTTTCCTTTGGGCAATTTTATCAAACTCAGACAAAAACTGTTCCTGAGTTTTAAAGCTGTTCTCTTGTACGATAACTTGAGAACCATTAAAGTCACCCGTAGCTGTTGGAGTATTCCCTGCTCCTCCACCTTGGGCATTTGTATGTAATACAGACTGTAACTCTGCTTTGAGGATAAAGTCTAATGATGCATTCATTATACCATCTTTGTAGGCTGTACCATCAGGCTTACACCATATTGTCTTGCCATCCTCCTCAATTGCATTGCTTATCAATGTCTGGGTTTTCATTTCTATAATGTCATTCAATAAAGATTCCCCTAATCCCTTGTTAAATTCCATAGTACTCATTGCTTTCTGCACATCTCCCTTTCTAAACAAATCACGCTCCTTAGTTTTGAGAGAGTTAATTATAGTTTCTCTCTCCTCTATCTGCGCCTGAGCAGTAGTAGTTAGCACGTTCTTTTCAGCTTTATGCTTAGCCTTGAGCTCCTCTAATTTCTTTAACGTCTCATCCGGATTAGTGTTACTCTTTAAACTGCTTAACTTTTCAGTAAGTTCCTTATTTTGCTCAGCGACCATCTTAGCCCATTCTGATGTCTTTACTCCCTGAGGTTTCTCAAGCCCGGCATCAGTCAGAGCACTATCCACAAAGTCATAGATTTTCTTATGCTCCTGGCTGATGTTCTCATCAAAATAATTCTTAGCAATTGTTTCTGCATAGGCTTTACCTACGTCTGTACCTTTGAGCACGTCAAGCACTTGTGCCTGTAGTGTCTTGTCCTGTGATAATTTATCCTTAAAATCTTGTTCCATCGTCCCTGATGTTTTTGAATGTTATTAAATATTATTTATTCCAATTGTTTTCTACTTGCTTTACTGTTAATCCAAGCTCCTCTGCAATTACATCTGCAGATGCACCATCATCAAGCATGCTAACTATCTTTTTCTTTAGTGGAGGAGTTACCCTCTTCTTTTTTGGTACATCTGTGGCAGGCTTAACTGCAGGCTTTGCTACTATTGTAGGATTATGTATCATAATTACACTGTGATAGTTGCCCAGGTACTGAGGAGTTTTGTACTCATCCTTTAACCTCATCCAATCTGCAGAACTTTTGCAGAAAGTATGTATCTGCAGGCTTTGTGTTAGCCCTGTATTCCTTGCCCGGACTCCTATAAAGTTGTAAGCTGTCTGATTGTATTCAGGTATCTCTACAGGAAAACTGTGATTAGGATACTGCTTCATCAGATTCTGCAGTTCCTTGCTCCCTGCCAGATTGCCCATCATCATTTTGCTCTTTTTCATCTTTTACGTAGTTTTTGAATGTGTTATAAATAATATCTATCTTTTGTTGAAAGGTAATATCAGAGCCAAACTCCACTATACTACCATTTTCTCTCTCAAATTTACTAACAAATTTAGTAAAATTAGCCTTAATATACAAATCCTCTGAGCTCATCACTCCCTGCTCTCTCTTCTTGTAGCACTCATCTACTGTGCTATATGGTGCAGGATTAAGGTTATTTTCTATCATTAATTTGTGTACTGTCTGTGGATCACCTTTGTACTTGGTTTCAATCAGCAGCTTGTATATCTGGTCTATCTCTGACTCAGGCATACCGGCTGTCTTTGCTCCTACAAAAAGCTCTTGTAGCTGTGCCTCTGTGAGCAAAAACCACTCAGTACCATAATTAGCATGTACCTTAACATCAGCATCAATAGCCAGCTTTATGCATGTTTCTACTAACCACTTATGTACCCGGTTGCATATCCCTGCTAACTTGAGCAAAGGTTTCTTTCTATCCTCCATTAATGAACGTACTTGGTCAGCATTGACTGCCTCCTTATTCATCATGTCATTAAAGCCTGTGGTGTTGACCTTGATAAAGGACTCTCTACCATTTTGCTTCTTCTGCTCAAACTCTAAATTCCCCGTAGGAGGAGATATAAACCGAAAATACCCTGATACATCATTCTCATCATTGTCAATCTTAGGATTAATCTTGATTGCTGTCCCTGCACCACTAAACTTATTAGCTGAGCATGTTCCACATGATGTAGGAGTGGACATCTCCCCTGATTCCATAGGCTCTGATACCATGCCATTAACACAATACTCATCCTCACAAACTGCTGCAGCATATTCCACTACCGGGAACACACCATAATGCTCAGCATAGTAGCTGTATGCATGGAACTGCTGCCACTCGGACATGCTACCTAATACCTTAGCTAATGGTGAATATCTTTTGACATCATCCTTAGTGTTCAGGGCATCATCTACAAACCACCTTGCAGGACAGTAGCCTAAATTGTGCGGACTCTCCAGGATAAGAGAGTAGGCTTTATCCCTGATCTCTACCACCCTGTAGTACTCATCATCATAAAATGCTATTCTCTTATAATCTCCCATCTCATCAGAGCCCTCTGAGTGATGGAATATGATGTACTGAAACTTACTTTTGCACTCTGATAGTTCGTATCCTATAAGCTTATCAAGCTCAATAGTGACATAGTAAGGGATACCCATTGCATCCTTATCCACCACCACAATAGTCTGAGGCTTACACTTAAATGCTCGCCTACCTACTTGCTCTACATATTTACGAGTATTGACCTTGTATAGCAGTTCTGTAGCCTGTGCCTCTGCTCTCTTGTTAGGATATTGTATAGAAAAGTTTGCATTCCTACCATTGAAAACCCTGTTAAGGTCCTCAAGGATATCATCAGATATAGATACGATTGCCAGGGGATAGCTGAAATATTGCAGCACCCTTTGGTATTTCTCCTGAGTGATGCTGTTCCTGATGGCAAGTTTTATCTCGCTCCATCCGGTTTCACTCTCCAGCTCTCTAAAAAACAATGGCTCAGACATAACTTTAAGCCTACTTTCATAAGCTACCATCATGCCTAACTGATTACTTTTGCTTTTTATCAGCTTTATTACTTGGCTTTCGTTTAATAACATTATCTACAAATTGATATTTTTTTGAATCAAGTGTCCAGTCATCCCTCTTCTGCTCAGCTTGCTTCTGCAAAACAGCCTGAGCATGTGAGAGGGTTAGCTCTGCACATGCTCCTGCTTTTGTTTTTAGTTTTACTTTCGTAGGCTTAGCCATCTTATACAGTTAAGGCATTAAAGTCTGTAGGAGTGACTGCTGCTTTAGTCTCATCATAATCAAAGTCAAGCTGAAAAGTCATGGTATTCATGTCTCTTGTACCAAAGCCTGCATTAGTCATTGAGCCAAGTACCACATTTGATACATCAAAGCCAGTGAAAAGGTCACCTACTTGCTGTCCCCAAATTAGTCCTTGCTGATTGATTAGGTATACCTCAAGACCTGTACCCTCACATGCTAATGTACGGAATGCAGCAATCTGTGGACCTGTTAGAGAATCAAAGCGAGCACTACCATCTGTAGGATTAATCCCATTGATTAGTGTTGTCCCTGAGAGTGTTGAGTTATCCCCACCTCCCTGGCTAATTGTGCTCCCAGCAGTTAAAGATGAGTCTCCTCCGATTAATGGAGATGTAACCACATGAGTATCATCTGCTGCAGAAAAGAGAATAGTCCATCCTGCTAATACAGTTGGAGCTAAGGCAGTAATAGTTGCAGGTACGTTATTGGCAGGAGTTACTGTATCCCAGATAACCTCCCCTTTACGAACAAACCAATATCTTTGAATCTGCCCAATGTTCTCAGGACACACACTTGCTGGGATATCAGTTAGGCTTGTAGCAAGTGGACAGCAGTCTAACAAAAATGAATTTAATAAGTTCATAATAATATATTAAAATGTAATTGAATCAGGAACAATCACAATGGATGCCCCTATTGAATCTTTGAAATCAAATAATAAGTCATAACTCTCTGTAACAGGATCAGCAACAAAATCTACCCACAGATGTGAGTATACGCTCTGACCACTAATGCACCCCAAGCTATCCAATGTGACCGGATTAACTACCAATGCAGGAGCTATACCTACAGGAGTAAACGTCACCTCTATGCTGAACACATCACATGTAACCGTATCCATCAGCAAAGCTCTTAATTCTTTCTCCCAGGTCAAACTGCCTACCCTGGTATTAAACTCCTTAGAGTAATTAAGTGCAGATGGTGTATCCACCCCGCAGCAATTAAACGATGGAGGAGGTTGCAGATACTCCCGGATGACATTAAGCACAGTTATTTCTGCTGCAGTGAGCAGAGTATAGTCTAAATCTAAACTATAAAGCTCTGTGAGATACTGGTCAAACCCTGCATCAGAGAAAGTGGTAATCTGATTGAGCTCTAATGCAGTCCGGGCATCAGGTACATTAAAAGGAGATACCAGAGTTATCTGTCTGATACTCTCTAAGAGCAGAGCAGTATAGCTCTGTAGTCCCTCTGCAAACTGTGATGCCTGTAATACGTATGCCATAGTTAAAGTTTATGAGCCGTAAGATACTAAATTTAATTTGTTTTTTCTAATACCTTGCTCTCCATATCTAAAAGCATCCCATATATGGTTAAATTTATCCACTGGTTTATTCTTAGCTCTGCCATCTTTCCTGTCAATAGTCCATACGTATTTCTGCTGTTCTTGTTTCCATAATTCGGAATTAACCAAATTTAATTTCCCGTAACTCTTCAGGCAGTCTATCCCTGCTCTGATAGAATCACTACCCTTTTTACATGGCTTTACCCTCCATCCGAGATTCTTTAACTCCTTTATACTTTTTGGCTCTGCACTATCTGCCATTATCAGGTCTCCTCCTTTTCTTCCATTTCTTAATCCTAACCTCTCAAACTCCTTAGCTATGTCCTGGTTAGTTAGTCCTGTCTTATAAAGTAGGAGCTCTCCGTACAGCTGACCTTGGATAAGTGCTAATCTGACAAGAGTAGTAGGGTCATTTGAGTAGCCATAGTCCATGCCCAGACAGCTACGCTTAATCCCGGTTGTAGGCATTGCAGGTATCCAATTGACTGCAGGGAATACTGCCCCCTCTACATTTCCTGTAAGCCCTAATCCGTACACCCTCCACTTATTTTTATCCTTTCCCTTTAGAGCTTCTATCTTTTCCCGGATTGAATCCTTGAGGAAAGGATTATGTGTGTAGTTGCTGATAAAGACCTCTACTTTGTTACTGCTCCCAATCAGCTTATCATGCACCCAAAAAGCAAAGGTAGGA